AGCACGAAATCTCTATTACGACGAATTTGTCGACTCACCGGCTCACGCCGGCACTTATAAAGGAGAGTGAATTTAATTCCTTAAATTGTCATCCTTCAACTGTTTCGAAGTACTCATCTAGCCATAGGCCAAATGGTATTTCAATTGCTTCATTAACTATAACAGTCAACGAAGGCGTTTCCGTAGGAACGGTTATGAACTCATGGTTAGGACTATCACAGTCGTATTCCACTTGATCATACCACTTGACCCAATTTGTATGTGCTTCCCTGTTGTTAAACAGGAAAGGCGTCATACGGCTAGGGTTAGTGCATTCACTGGATTTATGTCCCATAAGCTGTAAAGCTTGTAAGACTCCAGGAACGCCGTTTACTCGCTTCAGTTTTCGTTTTTCAACGAGACTTTGGCGTGGCTTATCGGGCGAGGCTACACTGGAGATCGATTCAACCTGATTCCCTCCTAAGAGGAAGCTAGGAACAAAAGATCGCCGTAACTTTAACCAATACGGGTACACTGCACTATCGCAATGACCCAACCCATCATCACTCCATTTACGGAGTGTATTAAGGAGCCAAACGACACGGTTAACCGAGTCGATAGCTTTCCGTATATAAAACGGTGATACATCGATACCCTCAAAATAATGTTTACCGCAGGACTCCCGAAAGGGGCCTTCAGTAAACGTTTTATCGAGGTTTGTTTCAAAACCACATGCACGTAACGTTGATATAACATTACTTGATGCATAGGTAGGAACAATAATATCGTCACCATATACAGAAACCGAATGGTCGAGTCCCCTACCGCAATGGCGGGGGTCAAGATCTACTACTGCACGCGAAATCGCGAAAAACAGTAGCGACTCTAACTCGAAAGTATAGCCGTTACCCATAGTGCTATGCTTTTCCCATTTGACAATAGATTGTTCATTATTGTCATACGAGTTAACAAGACCGTAGGGCGAACGTAAGGAGTTTAACAGTTCATACCATTCTAAAGGTACTAACTCAAAAACGAACCTCTGAGAAATAGAATCAGAAGCAGCTTTTAAATCTATAGTTGCCAGACGTCCAGTCTGGCTTCCATAGAGAGCTAACTTTTGATTCACACATTGCTTATTCAGATTTACACCATAACGGCGTAAACGCTGACGAATGTGTTGACCAACCCCGAGTTGCAAAGCCATATTTACACATGGCTCCTTGCAAGCGGCGCGATCTGTCTCACTATTCTTAGGAACAGTAAACACTTGGTTTCCCACAGTGTGCTGCAAGTTATGGTTACCCCCGTAAACATCCCATAATGGGGTGAGGGTAATCAAAGCTCGAGCATATTTTGAGGCTCCACGTGTAACACCAACAGGTTTCCGTGTATTATATTTATGGAAAGGGGTCGAAGTGACCTTCTTTCTATGCGTACTAGCACCGTTAGAAAACTTACAGTCCTTAAACATCTCATAAGAGATGGGACCAAGTATATCACTGACGATCTTTTGTGCACTAAACATAACACGTTCGAAATACGTATGAGGGACAATGCCAAGGCCGTTAAGGCCTTCGTCATTGATCCGCTTGCAGCGCGCTTCACTTTCGTAAAGCTTTTTAATAGCTGCATCATACGTTACCTGAGGATCTGAACCGTCACGGTTCAGTTTGCTTAACACTTCTGATAACATATATTCCCATTTAAAATCTGAGCTAGGCGTTAACGCGCTAGGCTTCAATGAAATTAAGTGTTCCTTAATGTTATCGGGGTTGAGGCTAGTGTGGTTAAGTATCTTAGTAGTTGCAGAGTCAATTCGATCTAACGATCTTATTTTCTCTTTTTTGGTAAGTTTTTTACCAAACTCGCAACCACTTGGACTAGTTTTATGAGTAGACATAACGTCTCCTTTAAACCGATTACTACTAAGTTCATAAGTATAACTACTTATGCCCAGAAGTTCTCACCGTCAACAGCAACACTTGTTAGTGTAGTGTCAAGTAGGTGAGAAAACATGCGTCGTACGAAAAGCTCTCGTGCTACAGGTGTCATGGCTCGCGGAATTCGCAAGTTGATATCGCCAATGGCGGTATCAACGAATTCGGTTAAACCATTATCTGCATTTACGAACTCTTGTGGGTCAGAATACTTCATAATAACACGTTGTGACAATGAATTGTCATTAACAGTTACGTCTAAAGTACTTTGACTTTCTAGAGTTGCTTTATCGATACTACGAAAGGTAGTTTTGTTGCCCACACGACCCGAAGGGTTAAGTGTTTGTGGAGTAGCACCGTCAGTCAAGACGATTGGTAAAAGAGCAGGCATAATGCCTCCTTATGTTAGGTAGCATAATTGCTACATTAGTTAAAGCTTAAGTATGGCAAGAACAGCGGTTAGATTGCTGACTTGACGTAAAGAGATGTTCGGAAGAACAACCTCTAACTTAGGCACAGGGTAGGCAGTAAGGATTCCCCTTACATACCCATTACAGATATGTTTGCTAATAATCGTTTCGCTAAAACGATTCTCAGGACGTGAATAAACTTGGTCGACTTCGTGAGAAGCTTCACAAATTGTACGCGTACTCTGGTAACCGTTTAGAAATGCGGTACCTTTCGTTGCACTAAGCAATGAAATGTAATCGCCGATATTAACTACATAGTCCACTACCCATGACCACGGCATTATCTGCCAAATCGGTCCAGCTAGTGAATCTATCCCAAACGCTTTATCCCTCACTTTATCCATATCAGTTATTGAACCGTGCACTTTTACACGCATAGTTCGCTGACCGGTACGTTTTACAGTGGTGGTGCGAAGCGGATAGACTGTATTTGAAGCATTATAATCACGTGTTTCCTTATGCTTTCCCTTAACAGAGAAAGTAAAGGCGTGTTGCTTCTTGTACGTTCCTTTATGGAGGTCCATAACAGAATTGATATCATTCAACGTAGGCGCTATTGCAAAGCGATATTCGATAAAGAGCGATGCTCCTTTCTTAATCGTCTTTGTTTTAGACCTAAATTGCTTTTTATCAATTCCGAAATGACGTAGAGCTTTATGCCACCTACCTTTCTTGATCGCCTTAAGGGCGAGCGCAGTGTTTTTCACTTTGCTGACAAGATAAGGTACAGTTTCAGTAAGTTCTGCAACCATAGTGCCAAAATCGATTTGATTTTGGTAAAGTCGTTCTAACATTTTGTTATTAGCTTGTGTATAATCGCCATGCTCGGTAGAATAACCCGTGCTTTTGATTGGCCCAACCCAATTATCAGAAATGTTTTGTCCGACTAAGGGATGTACAGGTTCGTCATACGTAAGTGTATATAAGCGATAATCGCCTACCCACTTCTTAGTATACGCTTTCCTGGTATGACTACCAGTTTTAAGCACCCACTCGTGACGGAACGGCAACGGTGATACATGATCACCTAATACTATATCCGATTGTTTCTTGTACGCTTCTACAGAAGGTGCAGTGGCAGAGCCACTAGTCCCCTCGTAAGGGTTTGTCCAAGACCAATCTATAGTATTATTTACTGTTTCCAATCTCATAATGAGTCCTCATAGCGAAAGCTAAGTTGTATAACTGGATAAAGGAGTAACATAACGTTACCACCATTCAGGGACAAATGTCCAACCTGC